ATAACGCCAGATGCTTCGATCTGGAGGTGGAATCATCCACTGGCGTAGCTCAGTACGCCGACCGCCTGTTCCTCTCTGCAACCACTGACGGCATAAATTACGGTCGTGAGCAGATGATTGAGCAGAATGAACCGTTCGTTTACGACAAACGCGTTTTGTGGAAGCGTGTCGGGCGCATCAGGAAAAATGTCGGCTTCAAATTGCGCGTTATCACGAAGTCACCTGTCACTCTGTCAGGCTGCCAGATAAGGATCGAGTAATGGCTGATTCGAATCTCAATGTGCCGGTAATCATTCAGGCTACACGGCTCGACACATCAGTCCTTCCACGCAATATCTTCTCGCAGTCGTATCTGCTTTACGTTATCGCACAGGGCACTGATGTTGGTAACGTGGCTAACAAGGCCAACGAGGCCGGACAGGGCGCTTATGACGCACAAGTCAGGAACGATGAGCAGGATGTGATTCTCGCTGACCATGAGCAGCGAATTTCTGCTGCGGAAGCAACGCTTGTTAATCATGAGGAGCGAATCAGCCAGGCAGAATCAACTCTTCAGGAACATGAAACGCGAATCGCTCAGAATGAAAGCGATATTGCGTCGCTTGATACCAGAGTTCAGTCGCTGGAGTCTCAGGTTTCAGACCATGAAACGCGCATTGATGCTCTGGAGTATGCAACCACACGCAAGAAGTCAGAGGTTGTTTACTCTGGCGTATCAGTAACCATCCCGACAGCGCCGACCAACCTTGTTAGCCTGCTGAAAACGCTCACGCCGTCATCCGGGACGTTGGCACCATTCTTCGACACTGTTAACAACAAGATGGTTGTGTTCAACGAGAACAAAACCTTGTTCTTCAAGCTGTCGATCGTCGGGACGTGGCCCAGCGGAACCGCCAACAGGTCAATGCAGCTAACCTTTTCCGGCTCTGTTCCTGATACGCTGGTCAGCAGTCGTAATGCGGCGACAACAAACGACAACATCCTGTTAGCTACATTCTTCAGCGTGGATAAAGACGGATTTCTTGCCACAAATGGCAGTACGTTAACCATTCAGTCGAATGGTGCGGCGTTTACTGCCACAACCATCAAGATAATCGCGGAGCAGTGATGATTCAGTTCAAACCAACGCGCAACATCGACCTGATCGAAGCAGTCGGAAATCACCCTGACATTATTGCCGGAAGCAACAATGGTGATGGATACGATTACAAGCCTGAATGCCGTTACTTTGAGGTTAACGTGCACGGTCAGTTTGGCGGCATTGTTTACTATCAGGAGATTCAGCCGTTGGCATTCGATTGCCACGCCATGTACCTGCCAGAGATTCGCGGCTTCAGCAAGGAAATCGGGCTGGCGTTCTGGCGATACATTCTGACTAACACCACCGTTCAGTGCGTCACATCGTTCGCCGCACGCAAATTCCGCCACGGGCAGATTTACTGCGCAATGATTGGCCTTAAGCGTGTCGGAACCATCAAGAAATACTTTAAAGGCGTGGATGACGTGACTTTTTACAGCGCCACACGCGAAGAACTAATCGACTTCCTGAATCACGGGAGATAGCCATGTTATATGCATTTAAGCTGGGCAGAAAACTGCGCGGCGAGGAACCTTATTGCCCTGAAAAAGGCGGGAAAGGTGGCAGTTCTGATAAAAGCGCAAAGTATGCAGCAGAAGCTCAGAAGTATGCTGCAGATCTGCAAAATCAGCAGTGGCAGACGATCATGAAAAACCTTGCTCCGTTCACGCCTCTTGCGGAGCAGTATATTAACCAGCTTCAGAACCTTTCCAGTTTAGAAGGACAGGGGCAGGCACTTAATCAGTATTACAACTCTCAGCAGTATAAAGACCTTGCAGGGCAGGCGCGTTACCAGAGTCTTGCTGCTGCGGAGGCGACGGGTGGACTTGGTTCGACAGCCACAAGCAATCAACTGGCTACGATCGCGCCGACACTCGGTCAGTCTTGGTTATCAAATCAGATGAGCAATTACAACAATCTGGCAAACGTTGGGCTTGGTGCGCTGCAAGGTCAGGCAAACGCCGGGCAGACGTACGCCAACAACATGAGCAGCATTGCACAGCAAAGCGCAGCTCTTGCCGCTGCTAATGCCAATAAACCATCAAGTCTTCAGACTGCAATTAGCGGTGGCACGTCTGGTGCGATTACCGGTGCAGGTCTTGCCAGCCTTTTGGGAACATCAACACCTTGGGGCGCTGGAATTGGTGCTGGTATCGGATTGCTTGGCTCGTTGTTTTAAGGGGTAATCATGGCTACTTGGCAAGGAACAAACGGCGGATTGTTGGCTGGTATCGGCGGCGTCAACTCAAACGCTCCGAGCGTAAATGACATCGGCAATACGCTTCAGCTTATCAGGCAGAACAATGATATTGAGCGTTCAGGCGCTAACAATGTTGGGCTGACTGCTTTGCAAGGCCTTTCAGGTATTGCGGGTGTTTTTCAGCAGGAAAAGCAGGCTCAGCGGAAGAAAGAATTTCAGCAGGCATACGCTAATGCTTATGCGTCTGGTGATCGCGGTGCTTTGCGTCAGTTAGCTACTCAATATCCAGACCAGATTGAATCCGTTCGTAAAGGCATGGGATTCATTGATGAAGACCAGCGCAATTCCATCGGTACCTTAGCGGCTGGCGCCCGCCTTGCGGCATCGTCTCCAGAAGCGATGCAATCATGGCTGCAAAACAACGCCAAGGAACTGACTCGCGTCGGTGTTGACCCTAATAACGTTGCTCAGATGTATCAGCAGAATCCTTCAGGATTTGGTGAGTTTGTTGATCACCTTGGGATGGCTGCTCTTGGTCCGATTGATTACTTCAATGTTCAGGACAAGATGGCTGGTCGTGAAATTGATCGCGGAAAACTTGCAGAGACAATCCGCAGCAATCAGGCTGGCGAGGCGCTAACAGCACGAGGCCAGAACATCACGATGCGCGGTCAGGACTTATCTGCTTCTACTGCGCGACGAGGTCAGGATTTGGCAATGCAGCGAGCGTCAACAAGAGGAATCGCTGGGAATGATGAGCGTACAGTTCAGTTATCAGATGGCAGAACTGTAACGGTAGGCGGGAAGCTTCACGGCGCTGGGGCTAATGCGTTCTACGAAGGCGTCGACAACGAGGGGAATATGGTTCGCGTTCCTGCCAGTTCAATCGCAGCGCCTGCAACATCGTCTGCATCAGCACAAAACTATGCCATGAAGAAGGATATCGACGCGATCACAAATGCAGACGCTTCTGCTCTCGATTTCATGACAGGAATGACAGGCGGTGCAGGTAATCCAGCAATTGGTGCTGATGTTCGCAGCAGATTAACAGGAAAAGAGCAGCGCCAGTTATATAACTCAGCACAACGGATTCAGGGCAGAATGCAGACATGGGTGCCAGTGGTATTAACACCGTTGCAGAAGCGAAGATGTATTTTCAGGGGATGCCGCAGGTTGACTATTCAAGCCCGGAGGCTATGCAGCAGTCGATTCGTGAGATTCAGGAATACACCAACAATTACAACCAACAATATAACGTTAATGTTGGTAAATCTCAGCGGCAGCAATCTCAACCTGCACAGGTATCACAGCCAGCAGCCAGCAGTAACTTTTCTTCACTATGGGGTGATTAATGGCTAAAGCATGGAAAGATGTTATCGCCTCTCCACAGTATCAGGCGTTATCACCAGAACAAAAAGCGCAGGCTCAGGAGCAATACTTCAATGAAGTCGTGGCCCCGCAAGCCGGAGAAAATGCAGAGCAGGCTAAGCAAGCTTTCTATGCTGCCTATCCATTGCCATCTGTGCAGCCAGTGGAGACACAACAACCAGAAGCACAGCAACAACCACAGCAAACTGGATTTATGTCTGATCTTGGTGAAGCCGTGAAAGAAACTGGTCGCGGACTGGTGCAGGCTGGCGTGAACGTGGCAAACATACCTGCATCAGTTGCCGATGCTGTAACAAGCGCTGCGGCTTGGGCTGGCGGTAAACTCGGTATTGGCGATGGTACATATCAACCAGCGCCACGAGTAACAACGCAGGGATTAGAGCAGGACTTTGGCCTTCAGCAAGGTGCGCTGACTCCACAAACGACAGAGGGAAGGGTATTTGCTGAAGCATTGCCTTACCTCACTCCTGCTGGCGTTGAGAGAGCGGCGGTACAGGCACCAACACTTGCAGGTCGAATTGCTCAGGGGGCAACTCGCCTTCTAGCAGAAAACGCAGTTGGATCACTTGCTGCAAATAGTGCGAAAGATGATGCGGAAGCACTCGCCACCGATTTAGGCGTTGGTGTGCTGGCTGGCGGTGCTATTAACGCTGCCGGACGTGGATTAAGTGCTGCTTATCGTGGCGTTCGTGGTGCTATTGCGCCAGAAGCGCAGCAGGCTATCAGATTTGCAGAGCGTGAAGGAGTTCCTCTGCACACCACAGACCTGTTACAACCAACTTCCCGCGTCGGAAAAATGGCGCAGACTACAGCAGAAAATATCCCTCTGGCTGGCACAAGCGGAATGAGAGCAACGCAACAGGAAGCGAGAAGCCAGCTGGTGCAGAGATTTGCCGATAAATTCGGTGAGTATGATCCAGCGGTTGTTATTGACAGCCTTAAAGCGAAAACATCAGGAATTCGTCGTGCCGCCGGTAATCGACTGGAGCAGGTTCAGAATGCTATGGTCGGAGTAAACATTCAGCCTGCGCGAGCAATTCAGCAGATTGATACAGAAATATCTAACCTACAGAAGCTTGGTAAGGTTGCTGATAACGAGACTATTTCAAAACTTCAGTCATATCGTGATGAGCTTGTTCGCAATGCTGGCCCTGATGGTCCTGTAAATCTGGATTTGAAGCAATTAAGCGATCTGCGCAGCCAGTTCAGAATGGACGTGAAGGGTGAGCGACCAGTGTTACCAAACCGTTCCGATGCTGCCATTCAGCGCGTTTACAAGGCAATGACCGACGATATCAATGGTGCCATTGGTCAGAATCTTGGCAACGATACTCTCCGTAAATATCAGCAGGCCAATGCCGTCTACGCTGACGAAGCGGCGAAACTAAAGAATACCAGGCTGAAGAATGTTCTCATGAAAGGCGACCTGACGCCGGAAGTCGTCAACAACATGCTATTCAGCAAGAACAAATCGGAAATTAAGACGCTGTATAACTCAGTTGGTCGTGTTGGCAGGGCGCAAATGCGCAATGGCATCATTGGAAAGGCGATGGAGAAATCTGACGGATCCCCTGACCAGTTCCTTCGGCAGCTTAACATTCTGCAAAACCAGACTGGCATCACATTTAAGGGGCAGGACGCTGCTTATCTGAAAGGATTAAAAAACTACCTGCAATCCACGCAGCAGGCTGCAAAAGCGGCAGTAACAACACCAACAGGGCAGCAAACCATCCCGTTCATTATTGGATATGGGACGGCAATGAACCCGGCGACAACTGGCGCAGCAGTAAGCTACGGCCTTCTTGCTCGCGCCTATGAGAGCGAGCCATTCAGAAATGCAATGCTCCGAATGGCAAACACCCCACGCGGATCGACAGCGTTTGAGAAAGCCATGCAGCAAGCGCAAAAAGCGATTAATGCACTGACGCAGGGTGCTAAGTCTGATTCGTTGTCAGAATAGCTTTTCAAACACCAGGAACGTGCAAAAACCAAATATGTAGAACGCGAGGTTTATCGTATCCCTCTGCATAGGCGATACCTTTGCTGATTGTTATCTGATGTTACTGCTACTGTTGCATGTGACTGTATTTCCAAACCCTGAATTGCAGTTTGTGTAAGTGTCAACTCGTGTTGGATAGGGTTGAGTTATAACAGGCTGTCTCGCTTTTTGCTCGATCGCTTGCATTGTGTTTACAGCCTGATAATTCAATAAAGCCTGCTGGAATGCTTGGCTTTGTGCTATTTGTTGTGCTTGTTCTTGGCTTTGTAATTGAACATAAAGATTCTGAAGCTCAAGTCTTGCCTGAGCGTCACTTATCTTGCCTTCATCAACACCTTGCCCGAGCATCTTTGCAGCAAGGACATACAGCTTAGGTGTTGGTGCAGATGCCATGCGTGAGTCGTTCTTCACACTGGCATCAAGGCAATTAGCCATATCGCTAAGCTTTTGATAGCGTTGTTCGCAACTTGCTTGATAGTCACTTACTTTTGCGCATCCAACCAGCAGAAGCGGGATAATTAACAGTGATTTTTTCATATGGTTAACTCTCCTTAGTTTTTCACAGGATATCATGAAGGCAATGCCATTTTAGCCGGAAACTAGATTTCTATGTTTCCTTTTTATTATTGCTATACATGGTCTTAAGCGTTTCAAAAACCATTTTCCTAACCATATCGGATTGTTGTTCTGCCATACGCTCTGCATCGTCAATGTAAACTGATGCAGAGATTTGTTTATCCAATGATTCCTCAATCGCTGCAATTATCTCTGAGTTCAGCGATCTGTTATTCATCTTCGCACGCTGTTTAATTTTCGCGTGGAGTTCATGCGGAAGTCTCAAGTGAAACTGCGCCTCGTCGTATTTGCTGTACATCCTTGATGCCTCACCAGGTGGGTGGAATGGCATCGTAACTTACTGGATAAATACTCAATAGTACCATTTCGGCATGCAATCAAATCATGGTTGCACCATATCATTCGTCTGGAGCAATGAAATGTCAGATATCACCGCAAATGTTGTGGTAACCAATCCGCGCCCAATATTCACTGACTCGCGCACGTTTAAGGCTATTGCAAACGGACGCGTGTATATCGGCCTTCCTGATACCGACCCTACCATTGCTGCCAACCAAATTCCCGTTTATATCGAAAATGAGGATGGAAGATTGGTTGAAATTTATCAGCCTCTAATCATCAATGCGGCTGGTAAAATTGTATATAACGGACAGGTTGTAAAGGTGGTAACTGCGCAAGGTCACAGTATGAAGGTCGTGGATGCTTACGGCGTTCAAGTCGACTACATCAGTAACATTCTTAAGTATGATCCGGACCAGTTCAGAAACTTTGCCTTAGAAAACTTTGATTACTCAATTTATAAGCGCATTGTGGGATTTTCTTTCTTCACTGGCGCGACCGTTACGGATTCCAAGCACACCCTCATTTGGGATTCAACTAATGGAGGAAACGGACATTATTATCGGTATCTTGGAACCATCCCTAATGGCGGCCTTGTAGTTCCACCGGCCAGCACTCCTGACTCAAACTGGGAAGACATAGAGCTTAATCAGATAGTCAGCATCCGAAAACTAAACGAGCTTTCCACGCAAAGCATCGCAGGCTATATCGGCGTCAATATTGATATGCCGGTGGCAGTGAAGGATTCTGACAATCAGGGCGCGAAAATTAGCTCTGGTGTCTGCGTAACAAATCCGGTGCCCAACGCAAATATTATCAGAGCCACTAAAATTCAGTCTGTATTCAGAATTGATGGAGATAATGTCACAATTAGAGATGTTGTTGGGCTAGGTTCTGCCGCTTCTGATAATGCTGCCACATCGGAATTCATCACCACTCGCATGCGATTCGTGGTCGATGGGCTGAGAACAAAAGGCCTGCGTTTTACTGGAATAAAAGCTAGCAAATTTACAACAGGAATAAACGTAACAGGTTGCGATGATGTTGTTATTAAAGACTGTTATTTCGAGGATATGCAATATTCTCCAGTAACACTTGGCTCCGCTGGAGGATATGGTGTCTTAACAGGAGCAAGTAATGGCGTTCTTGTGGATGGTCTTAAATTCAAGGCTAACGCATATGGTCGTCATGCTGTATATATTAGTAATGTTCAGCCATATGTTGACGTAGCGACGAGCGGAAGTTTTAACACAACGGTAAGAAATTGCGATCTGGATTATACACTCGCCGATTTGACTTTGAGTGATAGTGGGTTTGCTCCTATCAACGTAAGGTCTAGTGAAAATACAATCATTGAAGAAAACAGGCTCAAAGGTTCAGCTTCTTTAGTTAGCTTCAGCAATGATCAGGGGGCGATTTCTAAATGCATCATAAGAAATAACAGGGCGGTAGGATTAAAATCAGGGCAGGGAAGAGTCTGCGCTGCATTTAATCTAGGTCGTTCTGGCATTCCTAATCCAATCACAGATATTGAAGTAAGCGGAAACTATTCAGAGATATCAAAAGGACCAGGTCAGCCTGATGGTAATGACCAAGCTGGCAGATTTATCGGACACAATGGGCTGAGGATTATAAGGAACCATTGCATTCAGGAGACAGGGGCCGCTTATCTTTTAGATCGATGTTCAAATTTCTTTATTGACGAGATTACTGATATTCTGACAAACACCGCAAATCCAGCAGGCGCTCAAACAATATATCTTAACGCATGCAGTAATGGCACCATAGGCAGCATTAAAACAAACCGTCCAGCGTTTGCAAACGGTAAGTCTAATATTGTCGGCGGTCTTGCTACTTGTTCAGAAGTGACTTGCAATTTTCAAAGATATATTGAATTCACCCTAACCAAAGGAGCTGTTTCATTAGTCGATGATGCCTTTGATATGATCTCTTCTGGAGGTATATCATTTGGTGATGGATTCATTACGGTAGCCTTACGTGCTCATGTTACCGATAGGGCAGTTGCTGGATGCACCGTTTATACGCGAACCAGTAATGGTGTAATCCTTACCAAGAGTGCAATTAACGATAAAACTATCACTATAAATTTTCTCGTATCATCAACGGGTGCTTTGCAACCTATGAGCCAATACACAGGTAGAGTTGGTATAACTTTTTACGCATAAAAAAAGGCCGCCATGCG